TACTTTTGTTAGTAGTCAAAATCAACAGTTATCGGACGACAAGGCAAAAGAGATTATGAGTTATTTACCGAAAGAATCACTTGCATATAAAATTGTATCAACAGCGAATAAATTTTCTGATAAACAACTTTGGACAATTGCATATGAATTGGTTAAAAATAAAGAATATCAAAAAGATTTAGCTAAAAGAATAAAGGAATCTGAAGAATATGCTATTTATCAGAAAAAGAGAAAATCAGAAAAAAGAGCTGAAAAATCTTTTGCTAAAAAACAAGCTAAAGAAGCGGTCGAAAATGCAATGAAACAATATAAAGACATTAAAATAGGTTGTAAAGTAAAACATCCAATTTTTGGAGAAGGAAAAGTATTATCGGAAACAGAAGATAAAATAAAAGTCTTTTTTAAGAATGTAGGGGAAAAGGAATTGTTAAAAAAATTCACTAAATTAGAAAAAATTTAATATGTAATCATTAATTTTAAACAAATAATAAAGTTTAACAAAAAAAAAGAACAAATTATGAAAACAAGAGAACTAAATCAGAATATGGAAATTGATTCTGTAGAGGAAGCAGAAGAAATTTTAAAAGCAGCAGGAACAGAAGATTTATTTGAAAAGGCTCATGTACATGGAGAAGTCCACCCAAACGGTAAATGGTATTGGGATAGTAATGCGGCAGGAGGTAAAGGAGATTGGAGAGTAATTAAAAAACAGGGAGAAAAGAAGGAAACAGGAGCTAAAAAAGAAAGAAAAATAATGGAAAATGTCTTCAAATTAGAAGACGAATATTATGAAAACGATGAAGCTTCTACCGAAGAAATATCTAAAAAGATGCAAAAAATAATAGATTCTAATGATCTTTCTAAAAGAGATTTCATTAGATTGTATGTTAAGCATGGTAAGGATTTTGCAGGTNGNGGTGGAATAACNAATTCNGATTTAAANGANTCTNTTTTGAATACTATAGACGCATTGGATCTTAAATTTAAAAAGTAGGATGTATTTAAGGTGTTTACGATTGTTTCAAGTTAAAAAGTAGATTTGATGTCTAAAAAGCAAACAATAGAAACGCATTTCATTCCATCTCCATATAAAGTTGTCACAGAATACGAAAATGAATTGAAAAAAAAATGGAATGAAAACACAGCAAATGCTGTTGCTGAAATATTAAAATATATTGCTAATCAAACAGGACGAGCTATAAAAAATAAAGATAAACTGAAAGAAATGCTGTTATGATATTTAATTATTCCCAAATTCAAGATATGTTAGCTATATTGAAACGTTACGAATTGATTTTTATAGCAGGGCAAGTAGGGATTGATTATTTATCTCAGGCGGAAAAAGAAATATTAGCGGCAGCAGGTATTGATTTAAATTTATTTAAAGATCAAAAAGGTATTATAGAACACGCTTATCTGTTTGGCATATTATCGGATGCCATTGGGGATATTAGAGCAAAGAAGATGAATTATACACAATTTCAAAAATTTCTCGCATCGGGAGCTTTTATCCCTTTAACAGAAGAAGAAGAATTTGCCCTAAAACAGGTAAAAAATAGAGCTTACAATGATATAACAAATTTGGGAAGCCGAATGCGTACAGGATTAAGCAATTCTGTGGTAAGAAATAATCAGCAACAAGCTGCGTTAGTACAAAAAATAATAAAACAAAAAACAGTTAGTGCTATAGAATTACGTAAAGGTGCAACAGAATTAGCAGGGGATTTAGCGAATTTATCAAAAGATTGGGAGGTTGATTGGTTACGCATAGCATATTATTTGACGCATGAGGCTTACAATGTAGGTCGTGCTCAGAATATTTTAAAAGAATATGGGGAAAATGCCGAAGTATATTTTGATGTTTTCCCAAAAGCGTGCAATCGTTGCAAGGAACTCTATTTAGAGGAGCCAGATAATCCTGATAGCAAACCGATTATTTTTAAATTAAAAGACATTATTGCAAATGGTAATAATATAGGACGAAAAGCAGCAGATTGGCTACCAACAGCAGCTCCTATTCACCCTTATTGCCGTTGTATCATAAATCATAAAAAACCTGGTTTTGATTGGAATCCTAAGTTACGTGCTTTTGTTACACCTGTGAAAAGAAAATCTTCAAAGTTAGAAAATAAAAAATTGAATATAAAAATAACAAAAGAATAAATAATTTAAAAAGTGAAAAAACAAAAACTGAAATTATGGATAAAGTTAAATTGAAAGACGAAACGGCAATTTTGCCCCACCCGTGGTGTTATGTGCGGTGCTGTGATAATTTAGAACTCTTAAAATCGCAACCTGATGAAAGTGTAGATTTGATTTACTGCGATATTCTTTATGGTACTGGTAGAAATTTTGGAGATTTCCAAGATTTAAAACCGATAAGAAGCGAAATTGAAGCACATTATTTGCCCAGATTAAAAGAAATGCACAGAGTATTAAAACGTACAGGAAGCATTTATTTACAAATGGATTATCGAATTAACCATTGGATTAGATGCTTAATGGATGATGTTTTTGGGTATGATAATATGCGAAACGAAATAATTTGGCACTACAAAGGTACTGGGGTTTCAAAAACATTTGTAAGTAAACACGATGTTATTTTATTATACTCCAAAACTGATATTTTTAAGCACAATACTATTTATGTTCCATCAGCCAAAAAAACTGGATGGGGAGGTAAAAACGAGAAGAGATGCGATGATGTTTGGAGCGATATAAATACAATATTTCAATCAAAAGAAAGGGGAACACAAATTTATGATACTCAAAAACCAAAGGCACTAATTGAACGAATTATAAAAGCAAGTTCAAACGAAGGAGACACGGTTGCAGATTATTATTTAGGTAGTGGTACAACAGCAGTAGTTTGTAAGGAATTGAACCGAAATTTTATTGGTTGCGATATTAATCCAAAGGCTATTGAAATAACAAACTCTCGTTTAGAAGCACTCAAATGAAAGTAGCAGTAAAACAGAGTAGCAAAAACAAATTCGGACAATGGTTTATCAAAAATACAATAAGATAATTATTTATCAAAATTTTTTAAACTTAACGCCAAGCAAGAATGCAATATTCTTTGATTTTATGGATAGAGAAAAAACGACCGAACACAAATGTTAAATTGAAAAAACAAATTGATTTATTAAATGGCTATAAACAAAAAGAGCCATTTTTTGTTGAAATAGAACCTACGGAAGGTTGTAATCTCGGTTGTAGCTTTTGTGGATTAAGAGGAATCAGACAAAGGGGAACAAAACCTTGGTACTTTATGACAACAGAAACTGCGGAAAATATAGCTTTAAAAATAAAACAAAGTGGTTGGAAGAGTAGAGTAACATTTTGCGGTCATGGAGAGCCGACACTTAATCCTCAGTTGTTAGATATAATAGAAATTTTTAGACGTCATTTGCCAAATACTGTATTTTCTCTTATTACTAATGGCTATGGTTTTGTTAATGGAAATTTTAACATAAGAGAATTTTTAAAAGAATTAGAAAATTTAAAGTTTAATGATTTAGTTTTAGATGTTTATTCTGAAAACGGAGATTGGACATGTTTAAACGATGTGCCAGAATATTTAGAAAGAGTTAAAATAATAGGAGTAGATAAAGAACCTTTTAATTATTATGGTAAAAAGTTAAGAATAGCATTATATCCGTTGAAAACAGATTCTAAATCATTACGTCAAATGTCTAATCATTGTGGTGCAGCAGCCCCATTAGATTATTCTAAAATAAATGTTCGTTGTTCAAAACCTTTTCGTCAATTGTTCATACGGTGGGNTGGAAACATTTCTCTTTGTTGTGATGATTTCAGGGGGCAATATAAAATAGGTTCTATTTTAGAATATGAAGACATAGAGACGCTTTGGAATAATACAGCGTTTCAAGCAGCACGTATAAAATTGTTTAACAAAGAACGTACTTTTAAACCTTGTCACGGCTGTAATTGTTTCCCTATTCGTGCTGGCCTGATTCCTGATATGAGAGGGAAAGATAAAGATTCTATCCCTCCTACAACAAAGTTAGTTGAAGATATAGTGAAGCAATGTTACGACGAAAATGGTTCTACAATAATTGTAAAACGCAAATGGGAAAAATGAAGCGTCTTGCTATACAACCTCACAGTGATGATATTCTGTTCAGTTGTTCTCATATTTTATTTGACCCAGATTATGAAGTTCAAGTACTTACAGTAGAGAACGATAAACGACGCATTGAGGAGGATAAAAAATTGTATGAATTTTTAGGAATTGATTTTCATCATTTAAACATAGATTTTAAAGATGAAAGTTATTACGGTTTTCATAAAAAATATAAAACAATTGATGAACAAAATACGTATGAATATTTAAACGAATATTTTGGTAAAAACGTATTGAATGAAATAGAAGAATCATTAAGTTCTTGGATTACAAATTTTTTAAAGAATAACAAAGATTTTATTGTTATTGCTCCTTGGGGAATTGGGCATCCGTTTCATTTCTTCATTAGAGATGTTATTCAAAAAACAGTAAGTTATATGGAATATTACAGAGAATTTCCTCATTCTTACAAACGACGTTCTCAATTACAAGTTGAAAAACAAAAACAACAATACAGTTTATTACGTAGTATAGACGTAAAAGCGTTTGATGATGTAAAATGGAAATTAGCTTCTAAATTTTATCGTTCTCAATCAGGTTTGTTATTCTTTGAGCAAGGTTATATAAAAAAACAACTTTCTGAAGAAATTTATATAAGGAATATTGATAAATTACCATTTTAATGAAAATATTAATAGCAGATTTTCAAATAGCAAGTTACAGCGGCATTGTAGAATATGTTGCCGCTATGGTACGTGCTTTTCATGATTTAGGTCATACGGTGGATATTGTTCAAATGACGTCAGGAAGTATTAACCAGAAAACATACCAAAGAAAAATAAAAGAATTTGAATCAGGAGAATGGCAAAAGAAACTTAAAATACATTCACAATCTGGCGCATACGAACAAGATAAAACATTAGGATATTGGAAAAATAATTATTATGGTTATTTTTTACCACCAAATAACCGTATTGGAGTTTTTGAAGAAGACGCATTAGAGCATTGGCACAAATTAGCAGATGATGCTGATATAATTCTTTGGAATTTCATGCCAACAAAAAATTCCATGTGGAAAAAGAAAGATAAAAAATTAGATTTCTGGTGGCGTTTTTTTGATTTACCTTCTACTGTAAAACAAATATTTCTTGTGCATGATGCTTATTTTAATGTACGTGCAAGTAATGTTTCTGCTTTAAAAGATAAAATATATTTTCTTGCTTGCGCGCATTTAGCTGCTTATCAATGTTGTGAGGAAATTGGTATTCCTCGTGTTCTATTGTTCAATCCTCGTTATATAGACGATGATGCAAAAATGCNAATTAAAATGATGAATAATAGGAATGTTGATTTTTTCGCTGCTCATAATTTCAAATCTATGAAACACATAGAGGAATTGGTAGCTTGTGTTCCTTATTTACCAACAAAAGCGGAAGTAAGAATAGCAGGTACAGGGATAGAATATTTTTATATGACAAGTAAAGAAAAAATCAAACCACGTTATATATGTACAAGCGAAAGAGACCCAGATTTACCAAAACAATTAGACGGAAAAATATCTCTTTGGGATAGAGCATTACAATACGGTATGAATTATGTTGGTCTTTTGACAGGTGGTGACGTGGTAAATACATTGAAAAATACTAAATTTGCTGTTGATCCCTCTTGGTCTAAACATTATGCTAAATATTGCCGTACGCATATAAACGGTTTTATTATAGAGGCAATGCTAAATGGTGCTTATCCTGTTTTAAGGGACTATAGAGGATTAGAAAAAGTAGAAAATGATAATATATACGACCCACTGTTTGAAAACATCAGAGCAATCATTATTCCGTGGGATGCAACACCGAAACAATTCGCTGAATATTTAAAAGAAGCAATGAGAATGCCGCAAGCTAAATTTTTGTCTGACACTAAACATAATTTTGAATTGGTAAAACAATTGTTTAATGCTAAACAGAATGCTAAAGAAATTATTCGTTTAGCAAAAGGAGGTAAAAAATTAATACAACAAGAATTAGAAATAGGAGAAGATTCTGAAACGGTTAAAAATATTACAAGCGATATTATGGAAAATTTTTTTAACATAAAGTTACCTATTAAATGGAAAACAAAATGAAACAGTTATATAATGTTTAAATAATTAGTTGAAAAAATTATGGAAAATGACATTTTAAAACAACGAGAAAGAGTTAGAAATAATGTATTAGAATCATTTTTAGATTCAAATGAAATAGAAAAAGGTGGGGGAAATAAGCATTATTTTTCTACAAAGGAACGTGAAAACCTTGCTAAAAAAGGTGAAGCATTACCAGATGGTTCTTTTCCTATTCGTAATACGCAAGATTTGAAAGATGCAATAAAAAGCGTTGGTCGTGCAAAAAATCCTGAAAGGGCAAAACGTTGGATAAAACGTCGTGCTCGAGAACTCGGTAAAGAAGATTTATTACCAGATACATGGAAAGCAGAAGATTATGAAATATTAGATTTTGAGGAAATGACTTTGCAAAAAGCGGAACAACTGCTTTTAGGTGATGATATAGATATAGATTTGTTTGAAAAAGCCCATGTTCATGGCGAAGTACACCCAAACGGGAAATGGTACTGGAATAGTAAAGCAAATAAAGGAAAAGGGGATTGGCGTGTAATAAAGAAAAAAGAAGGAATAAAAGAAAAACAAACAAAGACAGGGGATGGTGAAAAAATAAAGAGCCGCGAGGAATTTCCTACTGTTTACAATTTGATAAATAAATTATCTGGTAGAGCAGAAGGGATTTTATATCACCCTAATGGAGAACGAGCAAGTGCTGATTCCATCGTGCAACATATTTATAATAGTCGCAACAAATTAGCATCATTGTTGGAT